GCTGCAGCTTGCTCGAGCGGAGTTACGTTCTGCGCCCCCGCCCGGTCGTAGTCAACATCCGAGCTGATTGCAGTTGCAAGCTCGCTCTGCATGTCGATGCTCATGATGCCGTACTTACTGATAAGCTGCTTGATCACCGTCTTGAGGCCCATCGCGTCGAAGTTTGTTTTCCAGACGCTGGAGGATCGTGAGAAGCTCTTTGAGAATGTCTGTGCGTGCCGCAGCATATCCTCGGAACTCATGTAGACGGTCTTGGAGAATCCGTTGATCAGCTCGAAGTAGGCGACGTAGCCGACTACCTTGTCGCTCTTTTTCTTCCCTCGGATGATCTCCCCGGTGATGAAGTCGATGTCCTCGATCTGCCCCTCGTAGACAACCGCTGCATTGATGGTCTTGTACTGCCCCGTACGCATGGCGAGCTGGACATATCCCTTCCAGCCCATCTGGAACTGCGCCTCTTTGCCGTAGGGGATGATGTACGCAAATCCGAGATTCGGGTTGATGGGGAGCTTGAGTGTCGCAGCAGTCATTGCCGCGCTGATGACGGTCTTGGGGTCTGCCGCCGCGAGCTGCGGCGTGGACTTAACGAGGCTGAGGATGCTCGTGACGAAGGCCCCTGCGCCCTTATCCAGTACCTCCTGAAACTTCTGCTTGATGTTCTCGCTCTCCACCCAATCCTCAATCGTGCGGGCGGGTGTCTGATTGCGCATTGCTACTGCCTGATTCTGTGCCATGATAGGTCTCCTCCTTAATCCTTAACCTCTACTCTGATTTCCTGATCTGCCGGTGAAACGATCAGCCGGATCATCTGCTCATCGACGGTGAGTGGCGTGCTGACGCTCTCGCCCTGGTCCATGAGGATGGGCAGATGCACACCGTAGTGCCGCCCGAGCGTCGTCACAATGTCGAGCTTGGCATTGACCTGCGCGGCGTAGTTTGCGCTGCGGTACTCGACCCATGTGCCGTCCTTGCTCTCAACGGTCGGTTCGCAAATCTCGCGCAGTCCGCCGTTGATCTGATCGCGGAAGAGGACAAACCGCACATACCTAAAATGTGCGTTGATGCTGTCCGTGACCATCCGCGCCTTCGTGCGGACGAACTCTTCGCAGAGATGGATACCGTGCTCGAGGTATTCCATCTGCTCAGCGGCCGCCTTAAGCTCCTGCTTGAGCTCCCCGACACGATTGCGGCTGTCCTCGGTGGACTGTGCCTTTGCGATGCGAAGGTTGACCGCTGCGATCTCGTCTTTGACTGTCTGGATGTCGCGGTCATAGGCGTTTTCCGTTCCCTCTGCCGCGCTCTGCCCGAGGCGCTGACGGTTGCGCAGCTCCTCCATGCGGGAGGTGATCTCCTTGTACTCTTCCGTATCCTCGAATGGAGGTGGCGTGGTGATCTTTGCCCTCCACTCACCGATGAGTTCCTCCTTCTCCTTGATTTCGCGTTCCATCGCAGCAATGTCTGCCGCCTGTGTCTCGATCTCTGCCGCGCACGCCTCGATCTTATCCTTGCTGCATTCCTGCCCTCGGCGGTTGATTTCCTCCTTATCGATAGCGTTCAGCTCGTTAAATGCTGCGCGCATTTCTCCGATGCGCTCTGGTGTCAGTGTCTGATGGCAGGTCGGGCAAAGCTCCGCGCTTGCATCCCACTTTCGCGCCTGTACGGCTGCGTATTCCTCCATCAGAGCCTTGCGCTTCTCCTGCATCCGTGTCAACTCTCGGAGGTTGTCTTGATGTTTGCGCTTGAGGGCGTCGAGTTTGTCTTGCACATTGCGCTTGTCTGCGGTCATGCCGTCAATGATCGCGTTGGTCTCGCGATTCGCCGCTGCGCCCTGCTCGATGTATGCGGCACGCTTTTTCGCAAGGTCAACTTCGAGCCCTGCAAGGGCAGCGCGTGTTGCTTCCTGCTTTCCGTCCGGAGTGGAGAGGCTGCGCTTCTTCTCCTCAATGGAGGCTTTCTTTTCCTCCAATGCGCGGAGTGTTGCATTCAGCGCTTCCGCGTCCTCGACGTTTTCGGCAACATTCTTGCTCGCCTCATCGATGCGGGCGGGCAGGAGCTCGAGATCTTTGTTGAGTTTGCTCCGCTGTTCAGCGGCGATCTTACGCCACTGTTCGATGGTGTAGTTCTTGTCGCTCGTCCCGGGCATCAGAAGGAAATCCTCAATTCCTTCCAGCTCCTCATTGGCGGCAATCACATCCATGTCTGTAAAGTCGCCCGCCATCTCGAAGAGGATGCGCCGTTTCTCATCCGTCTTCATCGTGTCCGCGAAGTACCCGAGAACCATGAGCATCTTGACCCGTTCGAGGTCGGTGCCGCAGGCGTTCTCGAGGATTTCCGTGTACTCCTTCTTTTTGGACTTTACGCCGTCCACATAGTAGTCGGTGACGTTGCCCGTGAACTCCTCCGTCGCAGACCCGCGTTTCCTCGTCCATTTCTCATAGAAATCCTTCGCAAGCGTTATCCGCTGGCCGTTCGGAAGCTCCACAGTCATGCTTGCCTTGTGGTTGATGCCGTGCGTCCCCGCCGTTTTCGGCGTGAAGTCCGCCTCCTCGGTCGCCGGGCGGTCGATGAGCAGCCAGCAGATCGCGTTTGCGAGGGTGGTCTTGCCCGTCCCGTTCGCGCCGTAGATGTCCGCGTCCTTGCCGTCAAAGTTGACGGTGAGATTCTTAATGCCGCGGAAGTTCTCGAGCGTCAGGCTGAGTATCTTCATGTTGATTTACCTCCTATTCCGTGATATACTCACGGTAGTTCAATTCATTTCTGCGCTCGAGCGGTTCCTCTGCTCGGGCGCTTTTTCTTTTGCATTGAGCTCGTGCATCCGGGCGATCGCCTCGGCTTGCGTGCCGTATATCAGCACGTCAACCTCCGTGATGCCATCCACTGTGCGGCATGCCCTCCAGATCGGGAGTATACCGCCATACACTTCGCGGCATACTTGCCACTTTGTCATTGACCTACCTCCATCTGTTCAGGTCTATCAATCCGCAGCGAAAAATCACTTCCGGAGTTTTCTGCTTTTCCCACGATGTAGGCTTTTGCCTCATCGGGTGTCTGGAAATTCACGGTCTCTTCTTCAAAGATCATTCCCATCGCCGAATCCGTTATTTCGACGCTGGTTCCGCCATCCCAGAGATACGATAGCTGAGATACGCCGCTGTCGCTTCGCGTCAGCAGGAGCAAGCTTCTTATCCCTTCCACAGCCTCTTTGACGGAGCCGCGGACTTGATAGCCCTGTACCCATTTCTTCATTTCTGTCCCTCCTTGACCCAGTACGTCAGTGTCAACTTGTCGCCGGGATAGATCATCCCTTTTCTTTCAAGGAGCCACGGATTAAGCTCCTCGATACCGCTCTTGTATTCGAGGATGTACCGTCGCGTGCCGGTATTCTTGGCAAGGTACTCCTCGGCGATGTCCCAGAGCGTATCGCCCGCTTTGACGGTATAGACCTCCTCGACAAGCACCGCCCCCTCTCCGTCGTCCCAGGGGTTACACGCCCCTAAAAAGAGGATTGCGGCGCCGGCGATACAGCATCCGGCGATGATTGTCTTTGCGTCTGTCATGCGACTGCCTCCCTTCTTTTGCGCGGGCGCCCACGCCCCCGCATCTCACCGATCTGCTCGACGTTTTTGACCATCTGCGCTGCCCGCTTTATGTCGCGGTGTGAAGTTGCCACATCTGCGAGCCATGTAAGCAGTGGAATCCGCGCCACCTTAACGCTTGTCCCCACCCAGAATGCGGGGAAGTCCCCCATCCCGTGTTTTGAGGCATGCGCCAGTGCGCGAATCACGCCAATCCCCACCCCCATATACGAGGCAGTCTCCTCAAGCGTGAGCGCTGCCTTCTCCCATACGGGAATCAGGTCACCTGTCATCTCCTCACCTCCTCTTGTCAAGATAGATCTGAATCTCGCACGCAATCGCCGATATCCCCCGAATAGCATTCAGCAGGTGTTCCATCTGCGGCATTTCCTCCGCTGACATCGTGCCGTCACGTGCGATGCGCAAGAGCTCCTTATCGGAATCCTTGATCGCATCGAGTGCACTCAGGAATTTCACCGTGATGCGATCCAGCTCGTTCAGCTCTGCCGGGGGGACGGTTCGTTGTCCGATCGGGCAGCACTGTGAGCAGTGGTAATTCAGTAGCTTCGGCGCATGGTATGCCTCCGCCATCAGCAGGACTTCTTCGGGATACGGGTTCAGCGTCCCGATCTCGATGCGCTGCA